CCCATTTTAAGAGTTTTTGGTCTGCCATTAATCATAACAGGTTGGCCCTTTTCATCTAAAACAGGCATTTCATTATTTTCTCCAAATTTAGCAAATAAATCTAAAACGTTTGCAAATTCCACAACTGCTCCAAGAATACCGTGTTTACCAACTAAAGCTTTGGACATTCTCTTCATTCGACGTTTTTGTCTTCCAGAAATTCCAGCTTCATCTGGTTCTCCATCTCCAAATTCATCTTCTGATTTATTGAATAATCTATTAGTGAAATATAAGAATGAACTTATTACATTATCGACAACTTTTTCGGCTTTAACTTTTTTGTGAATTTCATTTCCTTTGTCGTCATAATCAACATATCCAATTTCATTGGCTTCTCCAAAGGCCGCATATGTTTTTAATGCATCTGCAAATTGAATAACTGCTGTTAAAATACCACGTCGACCAGTTAAAGCTCTAGCCATTTTTCTAATAGCTCCTGCTTGTCTTCTAGTTAATCCATCTGTTGAATCAATTAAAGCTTGTAAGAATGTAGAAATAGAATAGCTAATGTTGTCTGCAACTTTTGTAACGTTTACATTTTCTCCGAATATAGGTTTGCCATTGTTATCATATCCTTCGATGATACGCATATTCTCAAGTTGAGCGAAAGCAGTAATGGCTTTTGCAAACATCGATAGAGCTAATGACATTGACATTAGGACACTTACGCCTGCGAATATTTTAGCACTATTCTTAATAAACGCAGCTATCCCTGCGGGTCCCCGTTTGCCTTCAGAAAGGCTTGATAAACCACCAATAAATCCATCAATGGTTCCACCGATTAAATGCGTAAGAACTGCTCCAATATCTTCTCCAGCAAGTTCTTTTCCAGTTTTCACTAATTTTCCAACGCTAGTTGCCATTAAAATCAAAGCAACACTCATTAACATCATTGTTATAGCGCCAGATTTAATTAAACCTGAAAAACCAGGAATTCCTAATATTGCAAATAAAGCAACTGCTGAAAGCATTATCAATCCCATTGTACCAAGACCTCTAAGAATTTCTTTCTTTCCTTCATCCTTTTCGGATTTTTCTGCATCTTTTCCAGTAAATCCTGTGGACAACATTTTAGCTACTTGAGCCATTCCAATTATGGCTACACTAAATACTGCAAGACCTAATGACATCCAAACGATGGACATAAATCCTTTCTTAGTAACATTTCCAGCAAGGCTTAAAATGCCATACATTAGTGTCATTGCGGCAACAATACCCAACATTATTAACAAGCTTCCCGCTATTGTTCCTCCAGATTCTCCTCCTAATATTGCAGGTAAAAATCTTATAGTTAATGCAAATGATAAAATACCAATAGACAACGCAATCATTCCAAGTCCCATTTCAGCTATAGTGCTTACACCCCCTTTAACTATTTTATGGGCTAAATATAACGCTCCAAACATTACTATAAATCCTATAACTGTGATTCCTAAGAATAATAAAACGTCTGTTGGTTTTCCTAATTTAAGAATAGCTGCTGTTAATAACAAAGCTCCTGCGAATCCTAAAATTCCTAAACCTAAATATAAGAATCCCAGTGAAATTTCTTTTATAGGTTTTGATATTTCTTGTAATGATTTTCCTATTTTACTAAATAAATCGATAGCTTTTTCAACCCTTCTTGCATGACGTCCATCACCCATTTCATGCATAAATTCATATAGCTTTCTTAATGTTGCTATACCTGCGTCAACACGTTTTTGTTGTAAGTTTCCTAATTCTTTTAAGTTTTTAACTAAATTTGGAAGTGCTGCAGAAATTTTAACCATTCCTTCTGCAAATGAACTAAAGTTTTTACCTTTATCTTTTTCTGTGATTTTCGAAATATCCTTCATAAAACTGATGAAGGATTTTTTGGTTGATTCCTTTACTGTTCCAAAAGATACTAATGATGTCGCCATCGATAAAGCCCCTTTGATGCCTCCAGGAATAGTTCCTCCTGCAGTTCCAGGCTTTTGATCACCCATCTTTTTTTCGATTTTTGATACAGTGGTTAATATCCCCTGTAATAGCTCATTAGCATTTTTAGCCATTCAATAGGAATTTTATTTATATATCCTTATAAAAAGAAAAAGTGCCGCTTGGGCACTTTCCTTTAATGTTTCTCGAACGCTTCAAAAACCGCATCGATAATTTCATCTAGGGAATCGAATATGGTTATTTCTGGTCTTGCTAATTGAGTTTGAATCCTGACATCTTGTTGTCTTTCATATTCAGGATCAAGTCCTATTAATATTGGTCTTTGACTTGAAAGACCCCATTTCCCTAATTCAAAAAGAACTATTGGATTTAAGGATCCTCTAGAAAACCAATAGATAATAATATCGGCATCGCGTAAATGATTAAATTCCCATGTTATTTGTTGTTCAGCAGCATTAGGATCTCCAATTGGAAAATTGGCTCTTCTAGGATTATAGATTGTAAGATTTGGAATATCTTTTAGCTGATCTAATACTTCTTTTTGCCAATCAGGACAATTTGTAATCCCTCCAGCTAAGAACATTTTTACATTTCCATTATTTTCTAATGAATAAACTTCATTTGGAGCTTCAATTATTAATGCCATATTATCTTAATTTAGGTGGTGAAATTTTAGGTAAATCTATTTTTGGTGTTTTAAATCCACCATAATTAGTATTTCCGGTTTTATAGTCACTCATTTTAGGTGTTTGAGTTTTATATTGCTTTTCATACTCTTTCTGTTGTTTCTTATATTGCTTTTCTTCTTCGTCTAATGCTTCTTCGAAGTTTTTAAGCATGTATTCAATTCTATAGAACTCCATCTGATCCAAGTCTAATGGAGTCAGATGAAGTCTATAAGTACAAATAAATTCGATCTTAAACCAATTCTCCGAATGGATCTGAAATAAGGAAAATAGATTTAATCCCGCCTTGAAAGGAAAGCGGCACGGTGCGCTCACCTCCTTCCTCGTCCTTGTATTTGACTACAGGGTCGACGGTGTCCATAAAGATTCTTCTTATTTCAGTTAAAAGAGAAATCTCTGCTGCAGTCCAGTTATGAGATTCCATTATGATCTTGGAATAATTATCATCACTTAATCCTTTCCAGTCTAGGATAACAAATGGAGCAAAAGATATAAAATCCTCATCAATGATTTCGTTTAATTGTCTTTTGCGTGTAATATAATTTTTTAACCAATTTGTTACACCAACTGAAGGAAGAGTGACTTTCATTTTCTTCCCATTTTTGAATTGTAATACAAACATTCTTTCGACTGGAGAATAATATCTCATTAATCTCTCGTCAAATGTAATGTATTGAACCATATCCTTCGTTACATCGATTTTAGTGGTTTCAGATGTTTTAACCTGAAGTTTATTTTCACCATTTACGAATGTAAATTCACGAATAGCTAAAAGAATATAAAATCTATCGATTTCTTTGATGTCTTTCCAAGAAGAAATAGCTGCATTTGGATATTTTATTTTAGCACATCTCTCTAAAACATAGTTTAACATATCATCTAATACAGATAGATTTTCTTCGTTCAATGTTGACCAGTGACGAATTTCTCCTGCTGTTGCAGCACGAATTAAGATCTCAGTTCCTTCAGGATAAAATAATCCCTGTGTAGGGAGATCCTGAATCGGAAGTTTTTGCCAACCTAACTGATTAGCAAATTGAACTTGTTCCGGAGATTTTTCCCATGGTTTTTGAACATTAGACATATCTTGAATAGGGGCTCCTACTGATGGCGTATTTATTTTTGACACAGTAGATTGAGCATTGCTGTTTTCTATTCTCTCAGCAAATTCCTTTAATTTTTCCTCGTTAAGTTCTGATTGACCTGGCATGATTATAGTAATTTAACATTAATTGCACTCATTCCTCTCGATCCTTTTCTAAGATCAAATTTAACTTTATCATCTTTTTTGATTTTATCAACACACTCGGATGAGTGTACAAAATATTCGTCTGATGAATTTTTATCTTTAATGAATCCAAAACCTTTTGTATCATCAAAGAATTTTACTGTTCCTTCGTTCATAAATATACAATTTCTTTTTATATATCATTATATGTAAAAAAGTTGCCTAGGTTTTAAAATAAAAAAGGGAGATATATATAGAATACCTCCCTTTGGAATGATACGCAAACGGGTTTTAAACAATAGATTCATCCCAAGAATCTACAGCAAGAGTAAAGTTTTCAATTTTATAATGTTCATCAGACATATATCCTAATTCTGGAGCTGGAAGTTGTGACATTGGAAATACATTGTAACATTTCCATTGCCAGAATGGATTAGCGGCTCTATCATACATAGTTATTAACATCCAAGGCGCAACATAATCTACTTTCAATCCAGTTCTACCTGTAAGTGGATCATATACTAGGTCACACCATTTTCTTAAAGTTTTTAAAACATATGCACTTGGAGTTCTATCAAGGTTTACTTCAAAAGTAATTCCTATATCCATTGTGGTTTTATCTGGCTTAGCACCAGCAAATCTTCTAGTAGCCCATTTATACTGTTGTTCCATAGGCGAACCAGGGAATGAATGTGAAACTAATCCGGTTATATTTTGAACTTGTTCAAGCAAGAGATTAGTATTCTCGTCACTAGATCCTACTCCAACAGGAAGTGCTATTTGAATCGTAAATAGGTTAAGATATACGGGTTCATATAGCTCTTGAGCCGCTCTTGAGTTTTTCCAGTGAGGTAGTCCGAATGAACCTTGACTCTTAAAATCTGCCATATTGCGTTAATTTATTTTATATATTAAAATTCGTTTGCATTCAATGAGCCAATCTCAATGAATTATACTGCTGTAAATCCACCACTGCTAGCAGTTCCTAATTTGTTAACAGTGATTCTGTTTATAATTTTTTCCATTCCTTTGTTAATCCAAACTCCAATATCAATTATGGCAAAACCTTCATCTATTAATTCATTAGTGTTATTGGATTCATCCATAACAATTTCATAATCATAGAGTGCTCCAGCATCTTTAATTGATTCTAAGATTGGAGTTACGGAGTTTACAATATTTAATCTTGAAACTGGATTATTATAATCGAATACGAAATTCTTAAGAACTTCTTCAACTTGTAACTCAATTGTATTGAGAAGCTCTCTTACGTGTAGGAAGTTGTAATCACTTCTAACAGTTTGGAAAGAAGTTCTGTTAGAGTAAATCATAACTTGTGAACTTGTAGGTCTCTCGATAATTGAGTTATATCCGAATGGTTCTAGATAATCTCTATCGGTTTGGTCTAAGTTGTATTCAACACCACCAACATTTGAGTTAGCAATAATACCATTTTTGTTTGCACAAATTGCAAATGGATCGCCACCTAAGAATTTTCTAACAAATGTGTTAGATACGTCAGCAGCTGGTGGAACTAAGAATACTTTATCATTATCAACATATTTTAAGTATGGTCCGAATATACCGCAATAACGTGCTCCACTATCTTCTGATGGGAAGCTAAATGTAAACGATCTTGGCATATCTGGGTTACCACCTTCAGGAATCCATTCTGTTGAGAAGATTGGTTTAGGATCTACTCCTGGAATAAACATATCGCAGAAGTATGGATCTTGTGATGTTGAGAATTGTGCGATTGAAGGTGCACTAATTATAGCTGTGGTTTTACCTCTCTTCTTAGCAAGTCTTGATAAGTAAACTTTACCTCCGAGTTCTGGTCTTAAACCATAAGCCATAGTATCAACAACATAACGATATTGAATCATATCAGGATTTGTTAATCCTCTAAGAATTCCTTTATCTTCAAGCATTGAGTAAATTTTCTCAACACCTTCTTCATTACTTGGAGCTCCGTCTTCATCATATCCAGGAAGATGATTTGCATTTATAGTTAATCCTTCTAATTTAATCATCTTATAGCATGTGGTGATAGCTGGATCATCAATAGTTTTTTGTACAATTATAGTTGATGGATCTGAATAAAAATCAAATATTGGCTCTGCAGTTTGAAGTTCGTATGTTCCTGATTTGAAAACTTTAGAAATAATTCTAGTAACACCAGGAATGCTGTCGGTACTATCTTTTTTAACTAAAGTTCCAACAGTAACAAGTGTGTTATCTGCAGATGCATCTAAGGTAAAGATTTTTCCAGTTGAACCAACTAAAGAAATATTAATTTCTGTGTGTAATACAGTATCAGGAACGTCTATTGCATAACTTAAGAAGTTTTTCTGTACTGGACATACGCAGCCTGCATAATCTATTAAATTATGACCTACTAAATCAACTACATATTGTGCTGGATCGAATGCTGCTCCATCTCCAATTTCCCACTGCTGATCATTTTCATCCCAAATAAGTTGATCAAGTGCTTGATGGTTAACATTTAAGAGGACACCAGTTAATGGGGTGGATGAGTTAACAATATCTTCAATGAATTGATTAGCTCCAGTTTGATCTCTAAATTCAGGAATAATAGTTCCAGTCCAAGAACCAATTAAATTAACTTGTGGAAGATTAATAAAATCTGTTAGTTTACTTGGAATTAAACCATCACTATTAAAATATTGTGAGAATATAGGATCAGTAGAAAGTTTATTATATTTTGTCCAGTCACCTTCTACGGCAAAAATTTGAATGAAGAAATCCTTCATCAAATCATATGGTCTAATCCACTCAAATGGAATATTTGTATCTGCTCCATACCATTCTTTAGCATATACACTATATCCCTGTAATCCAACGGCTTTTCTTACAATAAATGACAAATCTCTAGTTCCAACGTTAGCTAATTGAAGCAATGGTGCACTTTCCGCGTTAGGTGCAGCATATTTGTTTTGAACTACTCCTTGAAGATAATCAGCATCTGATTTCCAAAATCTTTCTCTGTTAAAGAAATTAACATAGAGATCCATTGGGATGTTATCTAAATCATCCTCTTGAACAGATGTATTTGAATCAACAGAAAGAGCAATTAAACTAACCTGATCCATATTTGTCGATGTATCAGGACTTGCGTCTGCTTTTAATAAGTTCAATGCGAATACTGGAGCTTGTAACAAGCAAGTATCAATAGATCTGTGGAAGAATGATCCCTTTCTTTCTAATTTAAGATCAATTTCACCGAAATATTTTTGACGATCTCTAGTGGATCTAATAAATACTGGCGTATTAAAAGGTCCAATTTTTGAGAATCCTACAACTAATCTCAATGACTGTGTAGTAACTACGATTCTTTCAGATTGGTCAATCTCGATTGTATATACTCCCGCGGATTTAAACTGAGATAAATCTAAAGCTAATTTTGCCATGGAATTTTTTCTTTATTTTAATTATATATCAGTCTTATTTTAGGACAAAAATTACGTTTTAAACCGATTTATATAATTAGGATTAAATTTTCTTTTTTCTTCTATACCTCTTTTGGTTTTTTCACAAAATTCTTCGGACATTTTTAATCCTTTATTCCAAATGGTATATTTTTTCTTTTTATTTTTATGAATCTTAGAAAGTTTCTTTCTTGTTTCTTCATTGTGATGTATAACTCCTCCTCTTCGGTTTAATCTTTGCTTTTCCTTTGTTTCTTCAGAATGTTTGTGCCATCCTTTTACTCCTCTTCCTCCAGTCGGACTTATATTATATCCATTAGGTACAAGTGTATTGAAATCTTTTATGTATTTTTCTTGAGCATTAAACGCATCTTCTTTGGTATCAAAAAATTCTAAAATTTTTCTTTGAAAATTTTGTTTGCCATATTTTTTGATTGCTGGAAGTAGCGCGGTTTTTCCACTACCAATATACCCGTCTTCTAAATTAGAGGTGGAATGATCTCCAACGTATTGTTTTCCATTAATCAAATTAGTTGTTATGTAAACAAAATGTTTCATTTATATATTTATCTATTAAATATTAGAAGGTTTTTCCTGGCCTATATTTGAAATGTCGTTCGCTATTTACTTTAAAAATTTCTTCAATTTTATTTTTTTGTACGTTATCCTCAAACATTGAAGAAAATAATTCATCACTTATCTCGTTCTCATCAT